AAAACGCTCACTCTTTATACTCAAAAAACGGAAAAGGAAAGCGGACGAGGGACGGCGGGCACGGCCCGCCTAACACGCGGACGAGTGCGCTTCGGCCTACGGCCTCGCTGCCGACCTTCGGTATTTTTAACGCTTTGGAATCCCGACGCTTAGATCCCGGGTGACAAAGTTACCAAATTTCCTCCGCGCTGACGCGCTCCGCCGGAAATTTTGCAGTGTACAGGGGGCTGCGCCCCCCGAACCCCCCCGCTCGCTCGCTGAAGCTCGCTCACGACCCAAAGGGGATGAAGGGGGTGAAGTCAACGACACGAGGGGGGGTGGGGAGAGGCTATGGTAATACTGGATGCCATAGCCTCTCTCTCTTTTTTCGCTACCTGTCGTTCGCGCGCTAAACATCCAGTGGATGGATTAGTACTATATAAGGGTTTATGCCTAGGTTGCGTGAATAATACAACCATGGCGTTCCGAAAAAAGTTCATGCGGAAAAAGAGATACACGCGCAGAAAGCGTGGAGTAAAAAGGCGAACTTTTAAAAGGTACAACAAAAAAAGATTTATCAGAAAAAAACGGTCGTTTCGACGAAAGGGAGGAAAACTAAATGCATCTCTTGACCAAGCGAGATTTAAGATTCGAGTTAACAGGGTCTTGTCTCAAACTGATCTAGGTGATGATCCTCAAACTCTGTTGCTAAACAATCCTGCAGATCTTACGTACAATGCATTAGTAAAAAACCTTCCAATCTTAGGTTTATACAATCAATGGAGAATTGATAAAGTAGTTACACATTGGAAAATGATGAACTTCAATAAAGAAGACTACAGGTCCGATACAACAACTAAGGGTATAGTATTTTCACCACCTAACAACTCTACAGGAGCTGATGGAGAATTCGATCTAATCATGTTCCCGACAGGTTCTTCAGGAATTCAATACCTGAACAACTTACTTGTAAACTACACACAATTACGTGGTGTTAACTACAGAAGAGTGAGTCTATTCGGAGGATCAAGGTCTGTGAAACCTTATGTTTCTGAGATTATCAGAACTATCTCTAAAAGAACAACAAATGCACCAATTGAAGCGCAAGATATCAGACGTAACTACGCTAAAACATTCCGTTACTTTGATTCTACAGTAGCATATGAGGCGCCATTATATATGATTGTACCAGGTATGCAAAAAATTATCAAGGATATGACGGGAACTATCAATGCAGGAGTAGTTGATGTGGAGATCTCAGCTCAACAATTCCCACAAATTGAAGTGTGGAGTGATGTCTATGTTACAGCTAAACAATACAGCGAGTTGGCACTAGTATCGGATCCCAGTAGGTTACTACAAAAATCAAAACCTATGGATGCAGAGGCTATGACACTTGAAGGTGATATGAACGAAGTAAAAGATGATGTACGCAAAACAATCATCGATCAAATAACAGGAGGGAACCCAATGTTAGCAGCAGTGGCAGCAGTTGCTGGTATAAGAAGTAAAAGACCAAGAGATGAAATTAAATAATTTATTTAACATAGTTGAGAAATAAAATCATTATTAGAAATTAAAGCGAGTAATTCATTCATAGTACTTTCGTCGAGGGGGGGTTCTACTTCATCTTCTTGCTGCGGTAACTGAGACTGAGCTTCTTCTGGTTCGTTCTCAATTGGTATGAGATCGTCAAAGTGTTCTCCCGCCAGATTGCGGTAGTCATCAAGGTCCACAATTTGCCAACGATCATAAGTAAGCAAATGCTTATGATCATGTACATCATGATTGGTGAGGACAATAATTTTGACAGAGTATCCGAGCCAAAACATGTCTGAATCGTATTTACCAGAAGAGACGCAGCCATCTTTAAGTTCCTCAAAGATATCCCAAGCAAAGTACTGGGGTTGCTTATTCCTAGCATAATCGAAGATGGCTATTTTGTAGTCCCCTTTGGAGAAGGCGTGGATTATATCGTGGGCTTTACCGCCACGACAGTAGAAGACGTCAGAGCCGTGAGTGTTCCTGATGAACTTAGCTAGGTGGGATTTGCCCGAGTTTCCGCGTTTGTCCTGAACAAAAAGGATTCGACGGTCCGTCTGTTTCATCAACTTGTCGTAAACTTCTTTTTGCCAAGGGCGAAGTGAAGTAACCGCGGGAGGATGACACTGGGATCTCTTGTTGCTCTGAGTGATCTGTCGCAACTGATTGTAACAGCGTAGTGTAGTCTCGGGGCATAGGGCTGCGCACTCGTCCAAATTGTTGCAACTCAATAGGCGTTGGTACAGGTTCAGATTCGAACCAGGTTTTCCGAGCTCCAGAAATACATTCTCCTTCGCACAGTAGTCTCGGGATTGATCGTCCGTACCATAAGCAGACTCCATATGAGCTCGAGCGAGAGCAGGGATCAGAGACCTCCACTTCGAAAGTGTCCCATCTCTGGCCTTCAAAAAAGAATGGTGGAAGTGGATGAAGCCTTGCAAATGCGGAGTACCGTTTGCACCAATCTCTTTTCCTATGATACAATATTCGATGTTCTTCAAGTGACTGTTCAAGATTGTTTCGAATTGAAGACATTCCTCGTCAGTATAGTTGTTCAAAGTGAAGCAAATGCGGTTTGAGCGGACAACGTTCTTCTTCGGTGGCATGGCGAAAACTGATAAAGAAGAAGTGAAAACGCTCACTCTTTATACTCAAAAAACGGAAAAGGAAAGCGGACGAGGGACGGCGGGCACGGCCCGCCTAACACGCGGACGAGTGCGCTTCGGCCTACGGCCTCGCTGCCGACCTTCGG